CTGCTGGCAAAGCAGCTACCGAAAAACTTGCTGATGATGCAGACTTTTCGGACTTTGGTATCTAAGGAGTTCGTATGAGCAAGATCAAAGCGCATGTTATGGATCTGCATGAGCGACTCAATGATTCGCAGATTGCGGAGCGCAACGCACGACTGAAGCTAAACCAGATCAACGCCACGGTGTTGAAGATCCAAGAGATGCACCACATCGACGATGAGGATTTGCTGATCGAGATCGACAAGAGGCTGGACGCTTCACTTGAAAGAGTTCGCCAACTCGAAGAGCTTTACGAGATTGGCAACAAGATAGCCAAAGACTTTGAAACAAAAGACTTGGGCTAAAAAGCTACGAAGCAGGAAGTATCTGCAACTGGTACGAGAGCATGGCTGTTTGGTCTGCTATCGCCCCGCGCAGGCGCACCACCTCACGTTTGTTGAGGACGATGGGTTGCGTGGCATGAGGCGAAGCGGAGATCAACACGCAGTCCCGCTCTGCGATGACCATCACAGGCACCTACACGCTTATGGCAATGAGAAGAGATGGTGGGCGATGGAAGGCATTGACCCACTTGAATGGATCGAAATGTTTAAACGCAACGAAGGAAAGGGATATGACCCAGAAGAAAGCACCGAAGAAAACACCGAAGCAAGCACCGAAGAAGAAATACTACAAGACGAAGAATGATGTCATTGATGAACTGAGAGGCGAACTAGAGGCGCTTGAGTTCTTGCATCGTGAGCAGATTGCACAGATGCAGATCGAGCACCAAAAGGAAATTGATGCTCAACGTGACCACCGCGAAGAAGAGATGGGTATAAATGACGATCTTCTTGAAGAAAAAGCTGAGTTATTTGACGAGCTTACGATGATTAAGCACCGCCGCTTTTCCAAGTGTCATAGCGTTGCGGATCTCGCTGACTATTTGTCTGCAAGCGATCTTGCCGAGCTTCTTTTTTACACCCAAGACATGGTTCAATTCGGTTTGTTTGTAGACCGAAACGAAGACGATGAGCCTATAGTTAATCCGATTGAGCCTGATCGTACTGATGAGGGCGATCCAGCTATATTTCCCCAGCGCGGCAAGACCGTTGTGGTGTTGAAGCATATGGCATGTGGGGATTGTGAGTCGGAACGCGAGGTGCATTGATGAAAGGCGAAGATATAGCAGAGAGCTTTGAAGCAAAGAAGTATGCGTATCGCCAGACAAAGGATGGCATGGTGCTGTCCTTTGTTCTCCACCCCGATGATGTGCCGAAAGAAATGGCTACCGCTCCCATCGGGCAACGATACATGCTTGCCTGTGCTCAGATAGATGACTACGAGAACCCAGTTAAACCAAGGGCCACAACCGAAATCGAGAAGGCTTTGGCTAGGGCTAACCTAATATGCAGGGACGAGTCGTACATCCAGTGGGCGCGGATGAACTACTACCAGTGGCATGTTGTAGACGAGAATCAAAGTGACGAGAACTATGCAGCCGAGGTCATTAGATTCATCTGCGGCATCGAGTCTCGATCAGAACTGAAGACCAACCCGGAAGCCAGAGAGCGTTTAAACGAGCACTTGAAGCTGTTTGAGAGTGAGGTGCAGGCGTGAAGACTTGGTATACAGAGAAGCTGCGATCCATGAGGGCAGATCAGAACCTGTCTCTACAAGAGCTTGCGGATAAGTCAGGCATGAATCGCGGATACATCAGCCAGATAGAGTTAGGCAAGAGAAAGCCTAGCTTTGAGGCTGTAGAAACAATTGCGGGCGCGCTGGGCGCTAAGATATACATACAGCTAGAAGCGCCAGAAGCGCCCTCTGTTGCGTCACCGCGCAACAAGAAGCCCGTATCCATAGCAAGTAGATTCTGGAAGCAGTGATGACAAAGGAAACAATAGAAGAGTTCTTGGCCCGTGGCGGCAAGATAGAAACGGTGCCTTACGGGGAAGTGAAGTACGAAGAGTCGATGCCAAAGAATAAGCCCAGTGTGTCGGGCCGTATGAACAACTCACAACGAACTGGCAATCGCCGTATAAAACTAAGAGGCGGTAAGTTTAAATGAAGTATCACATTGTGGTGCATGAGATTACATGCAAGTACACAGAGGTAGAGGCTGATACTAGGGAGCAAGCAGAAGACATCGCTAGAGATAATGGCGGAACGTGGCTTAGACTCCCGCTCCTTCTTGAGCGCAAAATAGTACGGACACATGGTGAAGACGAACCCCACGAACCCCCATCAGACATCGACAAATAAATGGCACTTCGCGTGTTTAGATTGCGATATTAAAGGGTTTAAACAAGCATACCCAAAGAAATGCCCAGAGTGTGGAGCATCTGCCCTTTTGATTACGGACTTGCGGTGGCGGGCTTAGGCGCGGAATAATAGAGGTGGACTGAGAGTTTATGGACATACTCTCTCCTGCTCGTTCCCGTCCGAGTGTCCGAAGGCGGGTTCTTAGGGGACGCTTGTGAATAAAGACGAACTCAAGACGGGCGCTCTAGTTGGGATTGCAATCATTGTCGCCATCAATTTACTTTCGTTTCTTTTGGTAACGATTATTGGGTGACTTCTTTTTTGCTGGGCCGCTCCTAGTCTGCTTCCCCTGCTGCGCTCTACTAATAGCCATTAGCCCTTACCAAATTTCTGCTTCTGCGACTTAGGCGGTGACTTCCTGCTACCACCCTTGCCGCTCCAGAACATCTTGTCGGCCCAATAAGCGGCAGATGTTTTGCCCTTCTTTATGTTCTTAGCGTGGCGAGCCTTGAAGCTCTTACGGGCTTCATCCGAATAGTTGTGGCCCATCTTCTGGTCGCCAAAGCGAATGATCTTCATCTTCTCGCCATCGCGCACAGCAACAACACCCTTCTTGGTCTTGTGACTTGGCGTTCTCTTGGGTTTGTTTAGCCCAGACAGACCAACCTTCTTGAGCCGATTCTTTTCTGCATCAGTCAAACTCATTTGCGGTGCCTCGCTGTTTTCTTGGCTATCTTCTTTGGTTGCTTGGAGAACTGCTTACCTTTCTTTGTGTCTGCTCGCTTCTTTCTGGAAGTGGCAGCGTACTCCTTGTCTGATAGAGCCTCTCTAGCCGCCTTCGGGAGATACCTTTCACCTGTTGCCTTCTTTCCTTGAGTTGATTTCTTGCCTGACTTGGTGCCCCAATCCTGCTTTGTCCACTTCTTTAGCGACTTCTGTGACTTCTTTAACGGCATTACTTGTACCCACCGCCTGCATCTTTGTACGCCTTCGCTAACATCTGAGCTTTACGCGCCGACCATTGCCCGCTTTTTCCGCCCTTGGTGCCAGCTTTGATCCTATTGAACTGGCGCTTACGCATCTCAGGTTTGGTGTAGTTACCCGCCTCGTTGACGCGAGACTTGGACTTTTTTTTCTTGACCTTTCCGCCCTTAGCGTATCGTTTAAACATCTTGATACTCCCCGGTACGGATCATCTCTGTAACCCGGATAGCTCGATTGCCAACTTGCTCTGCCCATCGGCTATCTAAGAACTCGTCTGCTGCTATGTCGAACTGTTCGCGGCTCATCGCGGTGATAGCGTTTATGAAGCCACGCAGTTTGGTCAGACCAAGGTTGAAGCAAATGTCGATGAGCGCATCTTTTCTCGCGTCGTTCATAGCGTTGAACCAGAAGTAGCTATCTGATAGCTCTTCTTTCACCCTAGCGATGTCATTAGCCAGCAGATAATCAATCTCATCATCGGAAAGACCTAGCCCTGACTCGCTCACGTTGCGCCCGACACCCAGAGTTTCATAACCAGCCGAGCAAATATAAACTTTAGAGCGCACTCCTTCGTGCAGCTTTAACATTTCAATTAACTTACTCATCTTCTGCCTCTTCGTCCGACTCTTTATAATACTCAATTATAGAGAGAACTTGCCGTATGTAACGCTTGACCTCCGCCATATTAAAAGACAAGTTCTCGTAACCCTTTGTGGTTAGGCCATAGTACGCGCTGGATGGGGCGTTACCCTCTTTGAGATCGTCCAGATACTCTTGCATGGTCACTGGGGTTAATACAGTCCACTCCACAGGCAATGTTGCTATAGGGTTAGGTAGGGGTGGATGATACTGGGGCGCTTCTTTAACGACCGTGACCACCTCGACCTTCTTTGTCTCAGGGATATATGGCTCTGATCCAAACCAAGAGCAACCACTAAGCATCAGGATTGGTAATATTCTCCAAATCACTCAGCACTCCCTTGGTTCCCTTGTTGATAATGTTCTCGATCAGTCTCGGCTTGGCTAACGACAAAACATCCATATCGTGTTTGGCGAACTTTTTTCTGATCTCTTCGACCTCTCGCTGCGCCTCTCGATTAAGATCCTGCAATTCATTAACTCGGCGCATAATCCTTGCGTGTGACTTCTCGGCCTCAACAATCTGATCGTTTAAACTGGACACACTGCCCTCAAGGATAGACTGATTGTCTGCGGCTTGTCGTAGTTGTGCAGCCATTGCTTCCTTTTCTGCTTGAGACTTATCAGCATACATCTTGAAAGCGCCTCCTGTTATTGCAAGCGCAATACCCAACGCGCCGGCTATCTGCCACATCACCGCTTTTCTTCCCTAGCTTTCCTTTCATCTCGAATTCTAAGTTTGTTTGTAACTCGATTTGTGGTCGCTGCCGCTTCGATCATCGCCTTGCGTTGCAACCTATATCGTTCCAGAGTCTGGAAGTGCGCGTTAATCCTTCTGCGCTTTTCTGGCCTAGATAATGCTTGGT